TGAACAACTAGAAAAACTAATCAATGGCGAATATGAGTCTACTGAATTAATGAAGACAGCATTAACAGATGCTATGCCTACATTCAAGACGTTTATAGACAATAATAAATCGCAAAGAAAGGAACTCGGCACAAAAGTTGATGCACTTATAGCAAAGCAAAAAGGGCTTAAAGATGTATTCGGTTTTGAAGATGATGAATTTTCTATTGATGATATTAAATCGTATTTAAAAGATAATTCTAGTGCAGACTTGGATAAGTTAAAAGCTAGTTTAGAAAGTAAGTATGAAAAAGATATGACTACACTTAGAAGCGAATTGGCTACTAAAGACGGTCTTATCAATGAGACTACAACAAAGTATAATGACTCACTATTCAAAAGTGCAATAGTTGAAAGCGGATTATTATCTGAGTTTGTAGATGAGCCGATGGCTAGAAATAACATCACTGCCATGATTAAAGACAAATTAATCTATGAAGATGGTAAAGTATATGTTAAAGATAGCACCACAGGTGAGAAAGCTAAGGATATAAGAAGCGGTGAGTTTTTAAGCCCTAAGAGTGTTATTGATGGTTTAAAGACTACAATCTCACCTATATATCTTAATCCTGCTATGAAAAACAATGGCACTAATACGCCACCATCAAATCAAAGCGTACCGACACATAGTTCGGATAAACAAACTCCAGAGCAACTAATGGCTGCTGGAAGAAAATAAAGTAAAGGTAAAAAATGCTAACATTAATTGAAGCTTCAAAGCTTGTTAATAACGACACGTATAAACAAGGTGTTATGATGAAATTTGCAGAGTCTTCTGAGATTCTAAGAGTTTTGATGTTCGAGGGTATTCCAGGCGATGCTGTTAAATACAATGTAGAAGAAACTCTACCTGGTATTGCATTTCGTGGTATTAATGAGTCTTTTACAGAATCAACAGGGATAATAAATCCTAAAGTTGAAACACTTGTAATTGGTGGTGGTGATTTAGATGTTGATACATCTATTATCAAAACGAGAGGTATGATTCAGCGTACTTATCACGAAGCTATGAAAATAAAAGCTTTAGCTCTATTCTGGACTAAAACATTTTTCAAAGGTGATTCAGCAGTTGATCCTCGTGAATTTGACGGCTTACAAACTCGTTTAACGGGAACGGCTCTTATTTCAAATGGAACGGCTGGTCTTAAATTGTCAAAACTTGATGAAGCGATAGATGCGGTTGAAAATCCAACTCATATCTGTATGAATAAGGCAATGAGACGTCATTTAACAGTTGCAGCGAGAACAGCAGCGGTTGGCGGGAATATTACTTATACTATTGATGAGTTTGGTCGTCAAGTTGCAAGATACAACGATTTGCCTATTCTTATTATAGAACAGGATAACGCTGGTACTGAAATTTTAGGATTTACAGAAGCAAGCTCAACAACTTCTATCTATATTTTATCAATCGGTGTTAATCGTGTTCAAGGTATTCAAAATGGCGGTATGGACGTTAGAGATTTAGGTGAACTTGACAGTAAACCTGCATTGAGAACTCGTATTGAATGGTTATGTGGTTTCGGTGTATTCGCTCCAAAGTCAGCAGCTAGAATTTCAGGTATCACAGATGCCGCAGTAACAGCGTAAGGAATAAATAATGGCAAATAGAACTTTTGACGCATTAGGTTTAATAGCAGAAGCTGAGGTTGTAGGTGTTACAGCTTCATGCACAGGTGTTCAGATTGATGGACTAGCGGTAGGTACTAACGAATTTGTAGTGGTGCTTAATACTACAGTTACAACAGGTACAGTCGATGGCTCAAACTACTACACTTTAAAAGTAGAAGTTTCTAATGCTTTAGCTGGTACTTATGTTGCAATAGGTAACGTAGTAACACTTCCGGCAACAGCTGGGCAGTATCAAGTTGGTTTCACAAGTGAGCAACTTAATGGCTTAACAGCAGGTGCAAACTTCTTTAGAGTTACAGCTACTAAAGTTGGAACTACTGCAACTGCAGTGACTTATACGGCTTTTATTAGTAAGATTTAATAATGGCTACTGTTTATGACAAAAGCGGCAAAGAGTACAATGTACCTCATGCCGTAGATGTGAGAGAATGGGTAAATGCTGGCTACTTGGAAGAGAAGCCGAAACGAGCTACTTCAACAGCTACAACACCGCCACCGCCAAAAAAAGTGAGTGATGTTTTAATAGAAGAAGAGTAGA